TTCGCGCACGTTGTCCAACGTTCGCGTCAATGACCACAGCGCAAAGGGCATTTCGGCGGCGTATGCATGTGTCAATCTCATTTCCAGGACAATGGCGTCCCTGCATTTGGCATTGTACACGCAGCGCGGACGCAACCGCATCGAGGCAGAACACCCATTGCAACGGCTTATCCAAAAACGCCCCAACAGCTACGAAACGGCGTTTGAGTTTTGGCAGACGGCATACGCCAACGCGGTGTGGCGTGGCGTGGGGTTGGTGTACCTGGAGACCGGCGCGGCGGGTGAGGTGATTGCCATGCACGTCCTGAACAACGACGATTGCACGTTGCGCGTCGAAGGGTCAGACAGGTATTACCTACATCCGAAACTGGGCAAAATTCCGCAGGACAAGATATTGGAAATTCCATCGTTGTGGCGTGAATCGCCGATTCTGGTGCATGCGGAAAATATGGGTTTGTCCGTTTCGCTCATGCGAATGGGAGCGAAGTACACCGGCGATGGTGGCCAGGTGTCTGGCATCGTCTCACCAGATACGCCCATTGACGACGAGACCGCGGAAAACATCATGAAGGACATTCGTGAGCAGAAACAAAACGGCGCAACCACATTGTTCATCCCATTCGGCACACGATTTGCGCGCGTCGGCATCACAGCGGAGGAGGCGCAGTTTTTGGAATCGCGGAAGTTTCAAAATACAGAGATTTGCCGCATTTTCGGCGTTCCACCGGCGCTGGTTCATATCGATTCGCAGGTGAAATACAGCAACTTCGAGCAACAACAGTTGATGTTTGGCCAGCATACTATTTTGCCATGGTGCGAATTGGGGGAACAGGCCATGTGGGGGACGTTGCTCCTGCCATCGGAGCAGGACCGATATTATTTCAACTACGATTTGTCGTCGTTGTACAAAGCGGATATGAAGACCCAGGCGGACTACATTGACAAAATGATCAAGTCCACAGTGTTGACGCCCAACGAAGGCCGCGCGAAACTGGGCCTGAATCCCGTTTCTGGTGGTGATGTACATTTGTTGCAATCGAATATGATCGCCCTGGACTATTTGGAGGAATTTTCGCAGAAGATAGCGGCGCCTGAGCCAACGCCAGCGCCACCACCTGCGGAGGATGAACCCGATGAACCAATGGACGAATCAAACGACGACGAAAATGGAGACGAAAACAAATAAGTTGGCGGAGCAGATCCGCACCCGGCACGGCGACGATGCCGAATTGCGATCGGTGGAGATTCGCCAGGCCTACGAAAACGAAGGCGGCGAAATGATTGTTGAGGGATACGCGGCAGTGTACAACCAATCAACGACCATTCGCGATTGGATGGGCGAATACAACGAAGTAATCGCACCCGGTTCGTTCGAAGGTGCGAACATGTCCGATGTCCGTTTGTTGGTCAATCACGACGACACACCATTCGCGCGCACGACAAATGGAACGTTGCAGTTGACGCCCGACGATACGGGATTGAAGGTCCGCGCGTCCATCGTCCCCACCACAGCGGGCCGCGATTTGTACGCGATGGTGAAGCGGGGCGATTTGTCTCAGATGTCGTTTGCATTTACCACCAAGCGGGAGGAGTGGGATGAGACCAAACAACAACGGACTATCCTGGAGTTTGACACGATATACGATGCTGCGGTGGTGACATATCCCGCCTATGAAGGAACCAGCATTGTGGCGCGCAGTAAATTTGCGAACGTCGAACCACCAGCGGAGGAACGGAAGGCAGTGAAGAACACAGACGAGGAACAGCGGGAGGAGGCGCCCAAAGCGGCGGAAGTGAGAGAAGAAAAAAACGATAATTCAGAAGGCCGTAAATTGGCCGCAAATTCAAAACCCGAAAACATGTCACTACGGCAAATGCAGGACGAGCGCGCGAAGGCGTTCGCAGAGTTTGAAGGCCTCGTTCAGCGGGCCGACAATGAGGGCCGCGCCCTGAATGAAGCGGAAGAACAACGATACGATTTCCTCCGTTCAGAGGTGTCCCGGTTGGACGACAAGATTAAGCGCCAAAAGGATTTGGACGCGATGAGTGCGCGCGCCAATGGATGGGGCGCAGAGCCATCACGGGCGGAGGCGCGTGAAATTTCCAAGGTGTCGGATAAATTCAGCATGGGCCGCGCATTCGAACGCGCGGTGGCTGGTCGTCCTTTGGAAGGTGCGGAAGCGGAATTCCAACAGGAGGCGCGCCAGGAAGCTGGAAAATATGGTGTTTCGTTGGCGGGTGATGTCAGCATCCCTGAAAAGGTGTTGCGCCACGCGAAGAATTTCCGCGCAGGTAGCGCCGACAACTTCCAGGCGGGCAGTGGTGACGGATCTGGATTTGTCCCAACAAACGTTCCTGGCTTCATTGAAGGTTTGTATGCCCCCTCTGTTTTGGAGCAGGCCGGCGCAACCATCATTGAAGGCGCAACAGCGAATTTGAAGTTCCCACGCACATCGGTTGCCCCAATTCCTGCAACAGGTACGGACACCGTGGCGGTTAAGGACGAATATGATGGCGTTGATGAGGGCATTCGCGTTCACCACTTAGGGATGGAGTTGGACGAACTGACCATGGCCCCAAAGCAGGCTGGTTTCTACACAGACCACACCAAGTTGTTGTTGTTGCAAGGCGGCGACGGCGTGGCCAACTTCATCACTCAGGAATTGTACAGAGGTATGATGAACCGGATGGACGAGGCGGCATTGGCTACGTTCGCAGCGGCATCCATCAACGAGGTGAGCGATGGCAATACGGCACTGGAAGCGGCATTGGTCAACGCTATGATTTCACGCGTCATGGGTCAAAAGGCAGACCACGAAAATGGTGTGTTTATCTTGTCTCCAAACGCTTGGAATTTGGCGCAAACAGAAACACTCGTTTCCGCAGTGTCTGCGTTGTACAACGGCAACACCATCAACGGACGGCGCGCCATCGCCACGGCGAACCTGGCCGATGGTTTCTTGGCAGATGGAACAACTGTTGGTGGTCAGGCGCTGTTTGGCAATTTCCAACAAGGAACCATCCTTGCATACTTCGGAGGTATTGACATCGAATTTGACCGGTCAACACTCAGCACCAAGGCGATGGTTCGCGTGGTGATGCACCGGTACTATGATTTCGCGATTCGCCAGGCAGGGGCTATCTGCAAAGCAAACGCGTTGACGTGATCATTGGTTGTGATCTCATTGTTTTGGTTGGGAAACGGGGCATTTGGCCCCGTTTTTCTTTGCCGTAAATTCGGGGCATGACAATACAATTTGCAGGCGGTGCAACGTTGGACGATTTTTTGACCGTCGACGAGTTGCAGGAATGGCTACGGGTTGACAGCGAAGACGATGCGGCGGTGATTGGCGACATTCGCGACCAGGCGTTGGCGTGGGTAGAATGGTACTGCCGGTTGCCAATCGGCGTTCAGGATGTGACAGTGTACCTGGACAACTTCGATGCGGTCCAACTGCGTTTGAGATATGCCAAAACCATCGAGGCGGTTTCGTACATCGCTGCGGGAGAATCGACATACACGGCATTGTCGACCGACAACTACAGGGCCGATTTGCAATCGCAACGGCCACGCATTTCGTTTGTGTCGCCACCGGCGCTGGCGTCCGATCAATACAACAGGGTAAAAGTGCAGATGACAGCGGGGTGTACATCGGCGGAATTCCCTGCGGCATTGAAGGGAGCGGCGAAGAACTACGCAGCCCATTTGTACGAAAACAGGGAAGCGGTAGGCGCTGGCAACATGAAGGAAACGCCCATGGGGCTGTTGTACCAAGTGAGTCAATTTCGGACGTTATGAGGGCGGGAAGATTGGACAGGCGAATCACGATTGAACGTTACACGGAGAGCGTCAACGCCTACGGAGAACGGGAACAGACCTGGGCATCTGCGGGAAAGTTGTGGGCGGCTTTGGACCTGCGACAAATCAAAGTGAAGGAAAACGAGGTGGGCGCGCAGTTGTTGCCGATGTCTGAAATTGTTTGGCGGGTTCGTCATAGCCAGTTTACCCAGGACATCACTGAGAAGGACCGCATCTCATGGCGCGGGCGTAGCTACGATATTTTGGGCATTCACATGATGGGAAGGGGCGAGGACGTAATGATCACAACAAAATTGCGCGACACCAATGGCTAACAAGCAAGGATATATCCACGCGTCAAAGATTGCGAACGTTGAATATTTGGCGGGGCGCGGCATCACCATGCCCGACCTGGACAAGGTGGAAAAGAAATTCAAGGAGTTTGGCGCCAACTTCAAAAAGTCCAAAGAACTGGAGGACTTACATGAGGAAGTGGCGCGGATGTTTGTCCGCCATATTCGCGCGCAAATCAAACCCAGCCCAGTCACGGCGCGGGTGCGACGCAAAAAGGCGGGCGGACCTGGTTACGACATCGAGCCAGGAACCATGCGCCGATCTGTTTGGCATTTCAAACTGGACGACCGTTACAACACATATTTCGCAGGGCCACGCGTAGGGCGAAAAGTTCCATGGCGGAAAGACGGTTGGTTTGCGAACATCGTGGAGGGCGGGGATATGTATTTCAACCAACAGGCCAAAGGACCGAGCGCGAACCCCAAAAACAACAGGCCATCGCGTCCAAAGATGGGCATGAGGAACAAAGGCGCGATTGCGAGGGGCATCAAAGCCGGCATCCCCACAGCGGAACAACGATTGACCAGGGGATACAAAGAAATCATTGAGTTGTACGCGTTGAAGGCATCACGGAAATGATAGGCAAGGCAATATATTCGTTGATCATCGACACCGAAAATGGTGTGGGTGATACGATTGGGACGCGGTGTTTTCCGATGACGGCGCCCCAGGGTTCAGAGTATCCATTGGTGACCTACGAACCATCGCCACCGCAACCAAGCGACACGAAACACGGACCATCAACACTGGATGTCCAACCGGCGGAGGTGGTTATTTATTCGCGCAGATTCAGCGAAGCGGAGGAAATCGCATCGACGTTGCGGGCGATGTTCGACAGGTATTCGGGGACGGTGGCCACGGTGGCCATCCAGTCCGTGCAATTCCAAAATCAGTCATACGAACACTACCCCGAAATTGAGTTGTACGCAATCGTGCAACAATATCAATTCCGATTGCCACGCGATTTGTCGGTGGTGATTACTGGATCGCCACTGGAGGAATTGAATTTGGGCCGCTTGGCTGACGTGGACACCACGGGCGCAACCGATGACCAAGTGTTGACCTACGACGCGGCAACGAACTCATGGGGGCCAGAGGACGCCAGCACGGTGGCGGCGCTGGATGACCTGACCGATGTCACCATCAACGACCCCATCGACCGCCAAACGCTGGCCTACGACGAGGCAACAGGGCAATGGATTAACGACGGCGCAGGCAGCATCAGTATTCCAATCTTCAACAACCTCAACGAGGAAATCGTGGCGGGGCGCCCATTGTCAGCCATCGGCGCGCAGGGTGACCGCATTTCAGTCGAACCATATCAGACGGCATACGGCGCGCTGCGTTTTGTGGGCATCGCAGGCGAGACCATCG